CACCAGTACCAGCGGCGTTAACTTGAATCTCGACAACAATTGCGCCAATCGGAAGAACGATGGTGCGCGTATCAGTCGAAGAACGCTTCAGAGTCGTGGTGTTCGCAGCGGTCGGATCAAAATAGAAATCGGCAACCATCAACATCGAACCAGCGTAGCTGGTCTTGGTTGCATCGCCGCCACCTGCACGCCATACGGAGGTGGTAGTTGAAGTCGTCGGCATAATATCCTCTCATGCGAGTAGCCTACCGATCTGCATGAAGTCCGCCGGACCGGTTCGATAGGCTGGGGGTTCCGGATACAGAGGTTGTATCACAAAAGAAAAGGGGGCGCAAGGCCCCCTTCCACAGTCAGAGACTGTTTCCGCTTACGCTCCCGGCGAACCGAAAGCACCGAGCGGATCCGACACACCGAAGCTGTAACGCTCACGAGCCTTGTACCGAGCGTTGCCGGTATCAAAGTCCGTATCCATGCTGTTCTGCATGGGCGTACGCACGAAGTGCTTCAGACCGTTGGGCACGTCCGTCATGAGGAACCATGCGTTCGTGTCGGTCAGCCAGTGGTTGACCGTGTAGCCCTCGGGGATCGAGCCGTTGTTCTTCAGCGCGTTGACGTCGTTGTCGGTGGTACCGGGACGCTGCGCGGTTTCCAACAAACGAGTTGCAACGAACTGCAGAGCAGGCGGCACAATCAACTTGCGGGGTTTAGCCGCAATCAGCAGACCACGCTCATCGGTCCAGCCAGCGATCTGAATCACAGCAGCCTCAAGCGAGGTCTCATTCAGATCAGCGCCGGTAGTGGGACGGTTGCTGTTCGTGCCGCCAGAGATCAGCGGGTGATCCGTAGCAAACAGAACCTTGCCGTCACCGTAGGTCGGACCGCCAGTGAAGCCTTGGTTCAGAATAGCCGACGCTTTAACCTGCTTGGTGTACGCCATGGCCCGAGCAAGCGCCTTGGTGTACCGAGCCGACAGACTGTCGTACAGGTTGTCCTCGATGGCCTCTTCGGTCAGCGAGAAACCAAGCACGATCGTCTCGTGGTTGTAGCGAGCGGTCCAAGCTTCCTGAGCAGTTTGGTCTCCTCTTCGAAGGAACGCTCAGAGTTCTCCGTCTCGAAGATCTCTTTATGCTCTTCAGGATACCGGTTGTACTCAAGACCGAACAGCGCGTTCAGTCCTGGAAGCAGCTCTTTGAGTAGCTGTGAACGTGAAATAGCCATGATCTACTCCTTACACACCAGCGGTGGCGTTATAGGTGTGATAAGTCGCGTTGAACTTGACGATAAACTCGACAAAGTTCCCCGACGTGTTCTTGGTATCAGGCACCACATCAACCACGCGAATCGGCAGAATCGTCGTCACGTTGTTGATGAACACACCCATCCGGCTGTTGCCAGTGGTAGTGACACCCGTGTTCAACACGAGTTCGGCGTTGCAAGCAATCGCGTTACCACGGCTGACGTAAGCAGGCAGGAGACCGCTTGAAGCGCCATCAGCAGTAGCGCCAGTGACGTTCACAACCTTGAACAGTGCGTTCGGATCGTCACAAATGTACGCCTCGATGTCGTCAGCAACGATACTGCCCGGGTAGTACTGGGAGAACAGTTTCTGCTTGGTCGAAGGATTCGTGTACGAGCATCCAAGGAACACACCAACCACACCGGCAACCGGCGAAGTCTGGTTCTGAAGCGTCGTAATGATGAGAGTGCCGTCGTTCTTGTACTGAACCACGTCGCCATAGAAGATGGCGGTGCCGTAGTTAGACGCGATTGGAATGGCACGGGTGGCCCCCGCAAACGGTAGCCCGCCGATCAGATTGACCGGACGAAGACCGTAAGGGGCGTCAACAGTGGGGTAAGCCATGTCAAGCTCCTAAATTTATGAACCGGTACCGAAAGCCGATACCTTAGACGTATGCTCCCTAAAGAGCGGCATCCGAGGATCGTTCTCTCGCATGAAGTTGTTGTTAACGGTTTGCATCTGACTATCGGCCTGCTTCTTGTAGTAGGCGTTGCGGTCTTCAACAAGCTCCGTTGGGGTTTTGCATAGCATCAATCCACCAATCACGATATTGTCTTTGAAGTGCTCGTTTGAGTCCATCATCGTAACAATCTCGGGATGGTCCGACGCTTTGACGGGCTCCCAACCCTCACGCAACTTTGAGGACACATTGCGAGGGTCGCTCATACCCAAAGCGCTAATCCGAACCCAGCGAAACTCATAACCTTGCTCCGGATTCGGAGACGGCAGCAGCTCGGGCGGTGCCCACGAGCGACGACGAGTTTGCTTTTCACGGGTTTCCAACTCTCGGGACAGACGACTCTCAGCCATTTTGGGACCTCATAGTTAATGCAACCTGTTTGGCGTATTGCTCCGGAGTGATACCAAGCTTCCGGATAATCCTCATTTGCGATTCGGTCAACGTAATCTTCTTAGGCGCAGTTGTCCGAGTAGCAGGGGCTACCACAGTCGATTGGCGCGGCTTCGGAGCCGGAGGCGCTTCATTAGTTCCAGACGAGTCGTCAAACTCTTCCGGGAAGCGCTTTCGCATACCAGCGTTAATACGCTCGTAGTAGTCATCGCTACGAGGGTCGTAACCCTCTTCGACCAGCCTATGGTGCAACCCAAGAGCAAGACTGGTCATTTCCTGATTCGATCCAAACCACGGATTAGCTTTTTGCCACGCCGTAGCTTTTGGGTCTACCGCAGGTTCTTGGGCGGGTTGTTGTGCAGCTTTTGATATTTGTACATTAGTTTTTTCAACTTGTAAAGGGGCAGGCTTCCAAGCGGCTGCTACGACTTTATCGGCGTCCCCAGCCTCGTAGGCTTCCTTATAAGCCCGTTTCGCTTGGTCCAGCTCCGCAATCGCCCGAGCATTTGCTGATTTAACAAGCGCTTCCTGATGCTTGTTGTAGTGCCCCTTCAGTCGTTTGTTCTCTTCAAAGATCTGCTGCGCAATCCGAACGGCTTCTTCTCGCTCTCTAATCGCAGCTTCAGCCCGACGACGCTCGTCGTGGTAGCCCTTGGAAAAGTGCTGAATGCGTTTCTTAACCTTGTCAGAGTACTCGCCCAGCTCGTCTTCAGTAACATCCGTAGGAGGCTCAGACGGCTTACGACCGCGATCCTTGGGCGGCGTATCGTCAACAATTTCAATCTCAATCTCTTGTTCTGCGGTGGAACCCTTAACTTCGGCATCCGCTTCGGGAGCTTTTTTCTCTTCTTCCCTCTCATGAGGGAACTTGAACTCTTGCTTTTCCATCATACCCTCTCTACGCCACGGGGATCGGCAACGACAGCTTCAATGCTATCGTCGTTCATCAAACGGTACTCTTGCCCAGCGACTCGGAAGCGCGTACCTGTATTGGCACGGAACATCACAAAGTCACCGATCTTGCACCACGGACCGTTCGGAAACCGATCTGGATCCGAGTATGCTTGTGGCCCCATATCAAGCACAGCACCGCACATGGAGAGAACGGTTTCGTGCTGCTTGGTTGTATCCGCCTTAAGAATTCCCGATTCAAACGTATCTTCGACTTTGGGCAGCGCAACCAGCAGTTTGTAGCCCACTGGGACGGGTAATTGAGCTTCAAGCTCCTCTTGCGAGGGGGTTTGGTTAGTCATCGTCGTTTTCCATATAGTGACGCGAAAGGTCTTGAATCTCTCGCTGTGCGGTCTCTAGACCTCGAATCAAGCCGCACAGTTCACGGTACTCGGCGTATTCCTTCGCCCCGCCGGATGCCAGTGAGTCAACCACCGCGTTGCGGTGAGCGTTGATAGCATTTATCAACACTTGAAAGACAGTCTTCGCCATTAGCGAACTCCAGACGGTTTACGGATCGTCGCCACCGTCTTCAAAGTCTCTAACTGCAACTTCTCACGATCGATCGCAGCGTCCTGCTTGTCCTTCATCGCCTTCCTCTGGACTTCCTGCTGCTTCACTTGCAGCTCAGCCTGTTGGAGCTGGAAGAGCGGATCCTGTTGCACTTGTTGCGCTTGCTGTTGAGCCGCTTGAGCCTGATGCATCTGTGTCAGCTGCTTCGCAGCATCCGCCACCACGCGAGAGAGCTGGAGCTCAATCTCTTCCGACAACTCTTCATCCGGAGCCATCAGCGGTACGCCTAGACGCTCTTCGATCTGCTTCCGATAAGCAAAGCCCAAGTGCTCTGCGATGTGCGCCTGTAGCGCCGCCATGATCTGCTGCGCCATCGGATTCTGCCCAATCGCAGCACCAATCATCGGATCCTGAATAAACGCCTGATGCGCCATCATATGCGCGTCGTGGTCCTGATAAATGAACGCCTTCATGGGCTTGCCCATCAGAGCACCCATGTTCTCACTGATCGGATCCCGAGGCTTCTGATCATCAGGCAGCGGCACGAGCTTGTCCGCATTCTTGATCCCCAATACCTCGATCATCTGTCGATGCAAATACGGCAAGTCATAGATCTGCGGAGCGTTCTGCGCCATCTGGAACGCCGCTTGGTACTGCACCACCCGTTGAGCCATCGTGGATGAGTTTGGATCGCTGACCGGTATCACTTCAACCAGCGCGTAGTCCTCTGAACGAGCCCGACGATCCACCCCCTCGGGGATATAGTCATACGGCTCGTCGGCATACTCGGCAATCAACGCTTTCAGGAGTTTGAACTCCTGCTTCATCGCAAAGTGAACCCGAGCCTGAACCGCCGCCATGGGCTTGAGAGTGCGCTCAAGGAGCGCCAAGGTCGTTCCAACCGGTGCATTCGCACTCATGTCGGAGATGTTCATATCGCTGATCGCACCAAGGCGACGACCGTCGTTCGTGATCTTATCCAAGAGACCCACCAACACCTGACTCGGCTCCTTGTACGGAAGCATCATGATGTTGTCTTTAATCGCTCCACTCGGGATGTCTACATCCCTAAACTCACCCGGCTGGATCGGCGTATCATCGCCCTTCACTCGCAAACCGCGAGCCTTCAAACCTCCCGGCAAGTTCGCAAGCGTCCCGGCATCAACGAGCTGACGGATCAGCGAAGTCCCGGCACGGGCGTACCCCCCGATGATGTGAATCAAGCCAAGCCCGTAGAACCCAAACCCTGGGACGTAGACGTAGTGAACGAAGTGTTGGCGAGGCCGATGAAGC